AAACCAGCTATCGTCCTGGCCGACTGCTAGGATTCCGATTCAAGCAACTACTTGAATGGCTAGGTGCAAGTGATAACATTATACAGCGGCTGAACATAGAAGCCTTGCGATTACGTGACATGATTGCTCCACCCGAGGCAGTGGAAAAGAAAGTACAAGAAACAGTTTTTACTCCGCGGCCGTTGCCTACGGATGCTACAAGTTTTACACACTGGCGCACCTTGCTTGCCCTAACAGATGAGAACTATACAATTCCACGTAGTTTAAATGATGGAGTGGTATATATCAACGACCGAGATCAAACACTAATGGATCGTTATGAGTTTTATGTAACAGAAGACACTGCATACAACATGCACAGGCGTGTGATTGTTCCGTTTACCTGGAAGAACGAAATCATTGGTTATACTGGCAGGGCATTGGACACAGAGATCAAGCCCAAGTACTTTAACAGTCATGAACCTAACTATGTGTTTAATGTGGACAAGCAAAAACCCACATCTGCGTTTGTGATTGTGACAGAAGGGCCATTTGATGCCATGGCAGTGGATGGTGTTGCTATACTAGGCAACGAAATCAGCGACGAACAAGTGGACATTATCAACAGCCTCAAGCGTGAGGTTATTGTGTTGCCAGACTGGGATGAAGCAGGACAACGAATGATTGATGCGGCACTGGAGAACGACTGGACTGTGAGTTTTCCAGTGTGGCGTGAAACCTGCAAAGACGCAGGAGAAGCAGTGTCTAGGTATGGTAGACTGTTTGTGCTTAAAAGCATACTTGACGGTCGCCAGTCGAATGGATTAAAGATTGAACTCTTACGGAAAAAACTATATAATTAACTATGACAAAAGACTATAACGCAGACTTCCAGAAACTGTTTCTTGAGATGATGTTGCATGATGCACAGAGCTATGTGCGTGTGCAGAATATCTACAACGAAGAAAACTTTGATCGCAGCCTACGCAGTGCGGCTAAGTTTTTGAAAGAACACAGCGACAAACACAAGACACTGCCCACACTGGAACAGATCAAGGCCACTTGTGGTGTGGATCTAAAACCCATGCCTGACATGAACGATGGCCACCAAGAATGGTTCATGGAGGAGTTTGAAAACTTTACCAAGCGCAAGGAACTGGAACGGGCTATTCTTAAATCCGCAGACCTGCTAGAAAAAGGCGAGTTTGAACCAGTTGAGAAACTGATCAAAGATGCTGTACAGATCAGCTTGACCAAGGACCTGGGTACAGACTATTTTGCAGACCCCACAGCACGTATCAACCGGTACTTTAATTCTGGCGGACAAGTGAGCACAGGATGGCCACAACTGGATAGGATACTTTACGGTGGATTCAGTCGCGGCGAACTCAACATCTTTGCAGGCGGCTCGGGTTCGGGCAAAAGCCTGGTGATGATGAACATTGCACTTAACTGGGTGCAGACAGGACTCCATGGTGTGTACGTCACACTAGAACTCAGTGAAGAACTTACCAGCTTGCGTACAGATGCTATGTTGGCCAATATGAGTACCAAGGACATTCGCAAGGACATTGACACCACTACACTCAAGGTCAAGATGGTGGGCAAGAAGTCTGGTACATATCAGGTCAAAGGCTTGCCGGCACAGAGTAATATTAATGATATACGCAGTTTCTTGAAAGAGTATCAGATCCAAACCAGTCGCAAGGTAGACTTTATCATGATTGACTACCTGGATCTGTTGATGCCAGTCTCTGCTAAGGTCAGCCCCAACGACTTGTTTGTGAAAGACAAGTATGTATCAGAAGAATTGCGTAACCTGGCCAAGGAACTGGGCATACTAATGGTCACTGCTTCGCAGTTGAATCGCGGTGCTGTGGACGAAATTGAATTTGATCATAGCCATATATCAGGTGGTATCAGTAAGATTAACACAGCTGATAACGTGTTTGGTATCTTTACAAGCAGACAGATGCGTGAGCGTGGACGCTATCAAATACAGTGTATGAAAAGTCGTAGCTCAACAGGTGTGGGCATGAAAGTGGATCTAGACTATAATGTTGAAACCATGCGTATCACAGACTCCGGGGAAGACAGCGGCAGCAACTATCAGAGTACCAACAGCATCATGAGTCAGATCAAGAGCAGTAGCAGAGTTGCGCCTGTTGCAGATACGGTTACAGATAGCAACACAGGTGAAATAACGCCGGTCAAAGCAGATGTAAACGGTAGTAAACTAAAGAGCATGCTTGCGGGTATCAAAGCAAAAAGCGCCTAGTGCAGAATCACACTAGAGTCTAACTCTGGCTAAATATACTAAAACTGGAGCATGGAATCTTGCTTAACAAAACTCGTAGTATACTAGATGAATTAGATAACCATCTTGCCCGTAAAGACAAACAGCACCTGATCGAAAGTCGTGCTGGACATGTTATACAAGGTGCTATTAATCTTATCAATTCCATCCGGGAAAGCTACAGCGAGGAAGAAGCGGCCGAACTTGAGCGTCGCCTAATCAACAGCATCCGAGCCCAGGACCCAGTAAAATTTACTAGAGGAATTCGGAGAATTAAATGAAATCAGCACAATTTGCAACAAAAACGCCTGTATTCAAAAGCGGCATAAACAAAGATCCAGTATTTCTTGAGACTAAGCAACTGGCACGAGAAATCAATCTATTGATTGAAGGTAAACAGCTAGGCGCAGATCATATTCATAGCTTGTTCACTGGCATTGAACAACAGATGACTGCTGGTAATCAAAACAAAACTTTGTTAGGCAAAGGTGCAGACGCAGTGGGTGCAGTGGGTGCAAAAATTGCTGGTCTAGGCCAGTGGTTGAAGAATACCACTCCTGTGCAAGGTGTTGATGATGCCTGGGCAGATCTAAAAAATTCTGCGGCAGCTAAACTAGAAAAGAGCCCAGGTGGTTCTACTGTGCTACGTAATATTGATAGATATCGTCAACTGGCAAAAAAATATCCGCAAACCAGTGCATTCTTTTGGAATGCGGCTGCTGTGGTTGGCGGCCTGATGAGTGGTGGTCTTGCGGTACCTGCTATCCTTGGTGCCATGAAAGGCATTGATGCACTGGTACAAGGCAAAGAATTTTCTAGTGCAGTAGGACAAGGACTTGGACAGTTTGGTAAAACATCAGCTGTTATGGGTGTGAAGAATCTAGCAATCAGTGCTGCCAACGCCGCAGACAATATTACAAATCCGTTTGATACCAATCCACCTACACCTGGACCAGACAATGTTGTGCCACCTAACCCAGTTGACCCATCAGTTACACCTCCTGGCCCAGTAAATCCTCCTCCAGTCACACCAGATCTCCCTACATCTGTTGTGGCTGCTAAAGGTGACACACTGAGTCAGATTGCTCAAGCAAACCAGACCAGCGTAAAAGCACTGATGCAGGCCAATCCCCAGATCACCAACCCTAATGCTCTGCTGCCTGGAACACAAATTCAAATTCCAGAAATTAATTCCACAACCTATATGGGTGGCGTTGGGACCGGAGCAGACACCGCGGCCAAAGTTGCCAGCGGTCAATATGATACAGTAGCACAAGCATTAGGTAAACAGGCATCAGGCGCCAGCGCACCAGCATCGTCTGCAAGTACAGTTAGTGCAACACCCGGCGATCTAAACATAATGCCTAATGCCCCAGCAAGCGCGGCCGGAGGCGGTACTACAACTACAATGGTTGCTAATATGCCAGTGGTTGCAGGTAAAGCATTAAATGCCACACAAATGGCAGCAGCCGAAATGGCAAAAAGCATGGGCAACCAACTAAGTCCATTGGTTCAACAAGCATATGACCTAGGGCTAAAAGCCGGTAATGGTGTGAAGTTGACTGGTCAAGCTGCCGTAAATGCGGCCCCAGGCGTTAATTTTGAATCAATTGGGTACAATGTATACAAGCTACCAATGAATGAAATGGTAGACAAGTATACCACTGTTCGTAACTGGGCACTGAACGAAAGTCTTGGACGCAAAGGCAACCGAAGTCTAACACTCACCGAAGACGGTGTTAATGTTGTGCTGTACAACATCGAAAAGATCCATGAGCATGTGCTCAAAGAAGCAGGACCTAGGACTGCCGCACAACAGGCTTCAATGCAGACTGCAGCAACTGGAATTAATCCACCAAATAATCCTTTTGGATTGACTCCTAACCGAGCAGCACCTGAAGCACCGGCAGCAGCACCTGAAGCACCGGCAGCAGCACCTTTCTCGCGCCGGGACCGTCAACACGCTCGTGCAGGCAATCCAGCCAACACATCAACAACCGCAGGCCCAGTTGGTGATTTGCCAGGCGGCCCTGCTCCAGCTGGCAACACCATGCCTTACTTGGCCGCTGATCCAGAAGGCAAGTTTGACACCAAAAACAAAGGTGCAGTTGGCAATAAATTTGTAGACAAAGTCGAAGGCGGCTTAAAACGTGCCGGCAACTGGTTGAGTGGCAAGTTCAAAAGTGCCACAACCAAATTTGAAGCCAATCGTGCCAAGCGCCGTTTGCAAGATGCAGAGATTGGTAACGACAGCGATGCAATTGCCAAGTGGTTGGTTAGTGATCAGAAAGTGCCACAAGACATTGTGACAGCATTGTATCAACAACTGGGATTCCCAGCACCTGCAGGAATGCAAGCCGCAGGTGGTGCTGAAGCAGGTGCAGCCGCAAGTGATGCCGGTGGTACCTTTAGTGCCGCAGACGCGGCAGCGCATGGCGCAGGCGCTTGGGATCGAGTAAACAATATTCCAAACCTATCAGATGATGAATTAATGGCAACATGGAAAGATTGGGAAAAAGGACTAACAGCACAAGAAAAAGCAAGTGGTGGTGCTGCATATCTAGCAACACAATTTGAATTACAAAAACGCGGCCTAATCGGCGGTGGCGGCGGCGCAGATTCAATGGCCGGTGTTGAAACAACTCCTGCACGTAGTGGCAGCAAGAAAGAGTATAAAGCACAACAACAAGCCGAACGCCTGGCACAAAGAAATGCACAAGGTGGTGGCCCAACTCCTCAACAGGAAAAAGCCGCAGTCAAAGATTTCCAAGCTGATGCTGATTCATTGATCCGTGATTTGTTGAACATGAGCAATGTAACACAGCCTGCGTATGTTAAGTATATTCGTGATAGACTAAGCCAGCATTTTCCTGATGCAGCCGCTGCTCCTGTTGCCGCACCTGTTGCAAATGCTGCCGATGCCGCTGATAAACTTAAACCAAAAGGAGTTCCAACTCCGCCTACAACCGAACCAGAAAAAATTGCAGCCGAATCTCGTAGACGTTTTGGTGGCAAGTATGTTCGCGAAAGTGCAGTAGACAAGATGCACAAAGACTTTGAACATTTTGTAAACAGTATAGGATAACACATGCAGTTACGTGAAGGCGGCAACGCTATTCCTACATCAATACCTGTTGCTAAAAACGATGTAGCGGCTATTGTTGCGGCTGCAAAAAAAGCCATTCCTGCAGACCTACTAAAACGTATCCAAACAGACATTGGTTCTGCTGGTTACAAGGTTGAGTCAGGCGATATTGACGTCATGATTGAAGCTGAAGATGTTGTGGCACTGTTCCAGACTCAGAACGAAAAGAATCCTGTACTGGCTGCAAAGAAAGCACTTGAAGCCTATTTCCGTGGCAAAGGCATTGAAGCCAAGACCAATGGCAATAACGTAAGCATTGGCATTCCATATGGCAAAGCAGTTGCACAAGTTGATGTTATGGTTATAAATGATGCCGCATTAGTAGCACCCTATCATCAGCATGGTCCACGTGGCAGCTATGCAGATCCAGACTTCAAAGGTCAGCCAATCTTTATTCTCATGAACAGCGTGGGCAAAGCACTGGGCTATAAGTTTGATGCATTTGGTGCCAAACTACTACGTCGTGATGACAATACAGTTGTTGCCCGTGATCGAGACAGTGTGGCAAAAGCTCTACTGAATCCACGTGCTACTGGCGATGATCTCAACAGTGTTAAAAGTATCATGCGAGCACTAGAAAACGATCCCATGAAAGATGCCAAGTTAGCACAAGCACGTGATGATGAAGCCAAGGGTCTGATCATGTTGCCCAAGAAACTTGAAGAAGGATCTCCAGTCTGGTTCCGCCAGATGCAATCTCTACTGGTGAGATAGCATGAAAATCCGCGATATCATTCGTGAAGGTGGTTGGGACACAACACTCACGCAAGGCACTGTGTTAAAACCCGCAGTGGTCGGGGTCGCGCTAAACGTGGTTGATCAATTTGTACAAGACTTCAACAAATTTCTAAAAACACAAAATGCAGGACCTGTGCGCCGTGGTCGCCCTACAGGATCCAGTGCATACCACGAACAAGACACAGAACAAGATCCAGACAAAGTGTATGGCGACATTGACCTGCAGATGATTGCACCAGAAGTCAGTGGTGTGACCTATGGACAGTTCACAGGCTACTGGAACAAGTTAGCAGACGACTTTGTCAAAGGTGGCCAGGCACCCTATGTGGACACCAGCGAAAGCAAGCCCGGGCACCCTATATTCCAGATTGGCAAAGATTCCTATGTGCAGGTAGATTTCATGTGGCATCCAGAACGACTAGAGCAATGGGGTGCCACTCGTGTTACTCCTGAGCGCGGAGTTAAAGGTCTGCTAACTGGCAACATGTACAGTGTGTTCGGCGAACTAATGGACCTGAGTGTACAGCATGCAGGCGTACAGCTCAAGATACAGGATGGACAGCATGTGCCGTTCAGCAAACAAAAAGACACAGAAGTAGTAACAGTCACAACCAGCCCAGCTACATTTATACTAGACACATTTGTTTATCTTGCTAAACAGCAGGGTATTACCAAGCCCAAGATCTCTCCAGAACTAAAACAGTTCTCTGGCAATGATATCAATGACGTCAAGATTGCCAAGCTGGTAGCAGGCATGAAAGGCTTTGCACAAAGTTGCGAAGCCAATGATATGTTTGGCAAAG